AGGCTTCAGCTTTGTTGCCTATGCGAAAACTTTCAAAACCAGAAATTAACGCATCTTTTGCATACCTGTAGTTACGCTCAAAAAATCCTTCGTCTTCAGGAACTTCAGATGCTACTGGGGCAACAGGCAGTTGTGGTATTAGTTGTTGCGGTTCTGCTGCAACGGGTTGCGCTTGGGGTTGCGCTGTCGGCTCAGCTCCAGTCAATACTTCCCAATTGTTGTTAATTAGGTAAGCTTTTTGCCCCGTTTCTGGATTGATTGCAGTTTGCTCAGGCTTTTTCCATTCATTGTCGATAAGAAAAAGCACCTCACCAGTCTGAGGATTGGTAGCAGTCTGCATGTACTAAACCTTTACTGAGGTGAATACGGAGGGTTTAATGTAAACCCAGGCGGTGGGGGTGGTGTACTTCCCGCAGGTGCACCCCCCATAGATCGCGTACTTCCCATAGGCGCACCTGATGATGGTCTTCCAGCAGTATTTAACTCTTTAAGATCAGCTTCTGAAATAGCATAGTTTCTTAAAATATTTGTTCGCTGTTCTTCAAAAGAATCCATAAGTTGTTTCTTTTTCTTTGGATCTTTTTCTTGACTAACTTGGTTATGCATTATGTATCTTAGACTTGCAATCTCTTTATTAGCTGCTGTTAGACGGTTGCTAAGTGCATTGTAGCGATCCGGTGCTTTTTCAAGAGCCGCCGTCGCCCGAGCCATGGCTTGCTCCATCGTAATCGGCATACCTGCCTCTTTTGCTTCATCAAAAATAACTTGTGCAGCTCGCTCTTTATTATCAGGCAGCGATGCAATTGCTTCACGAGATTCACGATTAGCACGCTCAATTTCTTCTCTAGACTCACGATCTGCTTTGGCTGTTGTTTCCCTGGACGTTAACTCTTTTGTAAGCCTTGCTTCAGCAGCGGCACTTTCAGCAGCTTTACCGCGCATACCAAGAACACCCTCAAAGACTTTGCCTTTCTCAGCACGTTCGGCGGCGAGTCGAGCCATTCGATCTTTGCGTATATCACTTAAACCAGCCATTAGAGGTTGAGATATCGACTTCGCTGCTGCACCAAGACCTTCAGCAAAACCACCAGGAGTTGATGCTAAGGTACCACCTGCTTGAACTGCGAGTTGTGCAAGCAACTCTCGCTTTCGATCTTCTGCGGATTCCATGGGAAAGTCGCCCATGTAAGTCCTTCGAGCTGCGGCTAGGGCCTCAAGATCAGGAGTGAGACCTGAATACATATCAGCAAAAGTAGGAGTTTGAGGAGCACCGCCCGCTTGAAACGCAACAATCCCGCCGCCAGCCATGCCTTGGCGCTCAAACATTTGAGGAGGAACCGGAACTTGATTTAATCCCTGACCTTGGGGTCGTGGTTGTTGAGGCATTTGTGGGGGCGTTTGTGGCATACGTGGTTGAGCGGCGGCAGCTAGACCCATTCTTTGGCCCATTGGCTGCATAACTTCTTGAGCTACCGTCGGGGGTGAGGGTGGCTTCATTTCAGACTGAACAACACGATCACGCATCATCCCAGCCATTACTGCTAGTGTAGGACTAATTTGACCCATTTGAGCCAACCGACCCAAAGTGGGTTTGTCATATTTAAGAGCGAGGTCTTTAACCTCTTCTATTTCCGGCATAGCCATTATTTACCTCCACCAAGGAGATTATAGAGTCCAATACCCGTTAAGCCGAGTCCTGTAAGCTGACTTGCAAACGATGGGGATGGGGTTGTTGTCGTCTGAGTTGTGTCTGAAAGCGGTACACCGCGCAACAAGTTGGAGAGCTGGCCTACCTGAGTCATGCCGTACTGAGCCTGATCCTGTAATGCCTGACGCTGTGCATCAAGTTGTTGCTGTGCAACAGAACGCTGAAGATCACCAAACGCACCTTGCGTCTTAAGAATATCAAGTTCACCAGCAAGCTGTTGAGTGCCAAGACCACCAAAGGTTTGTGCCAACTGACCAAGACCAGCAGCGCCTTGTAGTTGACCAGTAAGGTTAGCTTGTTCAGCCTGCATACGAGCCGCACGGTCTGCTTGAAATTGTTGCGCTGCCCTATCGTAAGCCGCTTGAAGTCCAGTAGTTTGAATATCACCTAGCTGTTGGCGAAGACCTGCTTCCCGTTGGGACTGTAAAAGAGCTTGCCTTGCACCGCCATAAGTGCCTTGACGGACTGCGGATAAGTTACCACCAAGCTGAGCCTGCCGTGCAGCTTCAATAGCCTGCCTTTGCTGAATATCAACAACACCCTGCTGGTAGGGCGACATGTACTGTCTGGCGGCTTCAATGTCAAACTGACCTGCTGTAACTCCAGGCAAACCTTGAAATGCACCTGCCGCCACCTGCCCAGCTTGTTCCGCTAAAGCATATTGACTAGGAGCAGTAAGACCGGCAAGTTGTGTACCTACCGCCTCTTGGAACTGCGACATCGGGGCAATCGTGCCCGCACCAACAAGACCCTGTTCAATTAAAGGCTGAAAACGCTGAGCGTAAGCTTCTGCCCCAGTTAGTCCTTGTGGGAATATTTCCGATACCGCACGAGGTATAAGCCCTGTTTCTTCGGTCGTATAAAACGGCCTTAGCGCACTGGGGATGTCTGAAGATATTGCAACTTGTCCGACTTGAGCCATGATTCTTTCCTTTATGCAGGCATCAGGCGCTCGGCCTTGATTTCTGGGGGTTGTTCTTTTGTGCCGTGCCGAGCCATGCGGATACGATCCATCATGTCGTAGAGCTTCTTGGACCCTGCATCGCTTGACCCATTGCCAATATCAGCAACAACATCGGCTGGGATTACAAATTCACCGTCGGCTAATCGAGCCTCCTGCACACCCTCTATACTAGCAGGGACGCTATCGCTCATGCCATCCCCCGTTCCAGTTACATCACGGGGTTCACCAGTAGATCCGGTCGTTCCACCAGCTTCCATATAAGTCATGCCACCACCGGCTAGCTTCATTAAACCGCCCTGTTTGGCAGTGCGTACTCGACCTAAGGTTCGTTCAAATAGTCTGCGGTAAATATCTTCCTCTTCGTCTTTTTCTCTTTGAGCAGCTAATTGTGCAGATACAGCTTTATCGTAGTCAGAGACCATTCCAACACCGCCTACAGTAGTAAGTAAAGCGGTTGGGGTTTTCATTGGTTCACCAAAACCGCTGGGTGCTGGCGGAGGAGCCACACTAGGGTCAAGCCCTGGTATTCCTTTAGTCCCATAAGGAAGATTTTGCGACACTGGACGCATGGAGCTAGAGTCAAAAGTTGGCGAGCTTAAATCTGTAGGACCACCCATAAAATCAGTAGTAGGGCCAGAATAAGAAGACGAAAGAGAAACATCGCCACTAGGAGTAACCATTGTTTCAGGAGTTGGTACACCACCCATTTCTGGGGATACGCTAGTTACATTAGCAGGGCCTCCGGGTGTTGGAGCGCCAGCAAGATTCTGTTGCAAGCTACCCAAGCCATAAGCAGTAATACCCTGCATCAAACCACGCTGTAAATCAAATCCGCCTTTTGGTCCGGTAAAGCCGCCGATTACGCCAGAAGTAACAGCTTTAGCAAGTAACGGGTTTGCAGCACCCCATGCGGCTAAGCCAGACGGTAAAAACGGAGCTAAAAACTGACCAACACCGGGAATAAATGGAATAAATGGTGCAATTTGTTTAAACAATTTGCCAAGCTTTAAAGCTTCAGGCATCCCTGTTTCAGGGTTAATAGTTAGTTCATCCCCCTGCGCACGGGCAAGTGCGTTTAGTCCAGCAACCTCATGGGGAGCCATGTGAACCAGCATCGTGTCGCCGCCACGACCACGGGAAGCTAAATCTTGTGCAGTTGCAGCAACATCACCACCCTTTGCATAATTAGACTCAAATGGATAATACAAAGGCCGATTGCGTTGGACTGGACCTCTGACTTCTATACCAGCAAGACCGCCTCTTGATGGGCCAACGCCTGTTTGCCCACGCATAATCATTAAATCTCTAAGAATTCGCTCTTGGTCTGCGTCAGGTATTTGTATACCTGCTTCTTTACCACGCAGTGTTTCGCCAAACACAACGTCGCGCTCATAAGGGCGGTAGTTGTAGCCTGTGATAACGCCATACTCATCACGAACTGGTGTGGAATAACCACCGACTAAACGGCCTTCTTCATCTACAAATGCAGAACGATCAAACTCCGAGCCAAGCTCTGTGGGAGAAAGCTTAGCCATAGCCTCGCCACCTTCAGCCATCCTAATCATGCCGCCTTCTTTAGCACCGCCGCCATCATCTATTGGCGTAGTGTCAACCGTTCCGGGCGGAGGAGTTGTACCTTTCAATGGAGCGACAGGTGCGGGTGGCTGTATTGTCATTGAAGTCGGTGTCGGCGCACCATAAGCACCTGTTTGTAGCACAAAATCTTGTGGCAAAGTTGACTGCGGTAAACGACTTAAAAAGTCTTGAGCAGCAAGTTCGGCTGCGGCTCGTTCTGTTGGATTTTCAATTCCGCCAATAAACCTGCTTACTTCATTAGGTTCTACCGTAGGACCAAATTCATCAAGCCAATAGTTGTACCCCTCTGGATCGGGGCCACGATTTAAAAGCTGTCGGTACAAGTCGTTTACAGTTGCACCCCGTGTAAACATAGCTGGCTGCTGTTCAAATGCAGAAGTTTGAGAAGTGGCTTCACCTGCCATTAAGCTGGTTGGTCCTTGTAATTGAGTAGACCCACGACGAAAAGGAGCAAAACGTAAGGCACTGGGCTGCTGAAGTATGTACCGTGGTAGCCCTTGTAGTGTCCTTGCCGCTGGGGTTTCAACAACAGGGGCACCTTCACTGCTAGTGGGTACAGGCTGTCTGGGCGTAACTGGAGTAGTTGGAGCATTAGGGTCTACACCCCCAACAAACGGAAGCCCCGTATCAGGGTTAATCGGAAAGTCTTGCCCAGGTAGGTTAGAAAATGCTGCCGCCTCTTCCTGCTTTTTAGCAACATCTTCCCCAAATCGAGCCTGTGCTTCGGGAGAAGAAGCCAAAATATTATCAATGAGGGTTGCATCTAACCCTTGATTTAGCACTTGATCTTGATAAAACTGAAGCCCACCAACATCAATATCTTGTCCGGATCGGCCTAGTGCATCTTCATAAGCGGCAACAATTGATTTAGTGGCAATCTCTTGGGGCGTAACTTCTTGTACATCTTCTCCTCTAGCTCCACCACCAATAATTGCAATCGCATCTGCTACAGAAGCATCTTTTAAAAGACTTTCGTAATAAGCCAAGCCTTCAGGGTCTGCTCCCCTCTCAAATAGGCTTTCGTAGATGTCATTAATCTGACCACCGGTCACGTAGTATTGAATAGCAGGTAATCCACGCATGTTCATAATTTAGTCCTAAGTCGGGGCCGACACCCAAGTAATTGACCCAATCGCTGATGGAATAGCAGGTCTGGCATAAGGTGTTGTCTGTGCTGTATCTGCAAACATATAAACGCCATTAACAGGCCCTACAGGGTTGTAAGCCTTCTCTGTAGCCCAATAAAGCTCTATCTCATCACCAGCAGCCACCTCAAACACAACTTCAGAATAGCCAACATTTAATGCCGGTACCCCAGCGCTTTTTCTTGCTATTAACGTAAACTGCGTTGTCGAGTTTGCTATGTCTGTTCCGTTGTTTCTTAACCAGACCGTTGCGTCGTGCGCTGTGTTATCTGTATTGGCAAATTGTAAACTGAAAGTAACCTTGTAAACACCCGCCACCTGAGCTGTAGCTACACCCGGAGCCTGTAATGTCCAAAAATACCCAGAGTTAAGAGTGTTCCAAACAGCAGCCGTTGGCGTATTGTCTGCCGTAGCATACTGATCGGTTGAATCTGAAGCTGCAATATGCGGCATCAAAAGCCCCAAACCAGGCCCACCACCATTAATAATGGTTGTTAAATCGTTTAAATACCGGTCTAGCAGGTTAAAGTACAGGCGGAATGTCCTAATTTTATCGCTTTCCGACAATAAATCATAGTTCTGAGCGGGCAGAGGGAGCGCCGGAGCGGTAAATTCTTTAACTAACATCTAGCGCCGCCCGTCTGGTCGAACATCCAGCCTTGGAGAACCTAACTGCCACTGCACCCCAACCTGATTTGAGGCAACTTTAAGCGCCATTTGACGGGCACGTGCCCTAATGTAAACCTGATCTGTGTAAATATCTGTAGACGTTTCAATCACATTTTGTGTGTCAGACGGGTCGCCTTGGTACTGGGAGCCTGGGAAATTACGGGGTCGGACTGCCAAAGTTACAGTCGGTGTAGCTGCCGTGGACTGATCGTAATTAATATCAGGGATAATTCTGCGAGTCAGCATAAACTGATCGCCGTTAGGCTCCAAATCAAAGTCATGGGACTGGATATAAGAGTTCATCGCAGACCCGTCATCGTCAACACCAATCTCATGCTGATACAGATTACCGTTACCCACATTACCTGTTTGCGTATCCTCGTAGCTGTACTCTGCGGTGTACAAAGCACTAGGGTAATCCCTTAGAGGCGTATCGAGCCAAGCCGTGCGGTCCAGAGTTCCAAAGAACCAAATGTTTTGTAGATGGTTGTAGACCACATATCTGTTGTTCCAGTTAGACTCGGCACTGGGGTAAAACCACCATATCTCGTTAAAGCCCTCGTTGGTGCCGCAGACAATCTGGTCAGCCTGACCATAATTTATATCTTTAAACAAATACTGGCGTACTGTGCAGGGGAGGGTTTGTACTTGACCGGTGTAGGCATAAAACTTATCGGTACCAAGCCAGTACGTAATATTGTTCGCCGTTGCCATAGCCCGTGGGCTAATTAAAGAGATGTTATCAGCAAGCTGTTGGAGGCCAAATACGTCTGCCGTACCCAAGAACTGCAAGGAATAAAGAGTTGTATCCGTCCAAGTCAAAATCTCTTGTCGAGTCGGCATGGCGCTGATAATCTTAGACCCCCGTGAAACCCTTAAAAATCCTGCGCTACTTGCGGCCCCACCCGGCGTGGTGCCTGTGGGGTTCCAATATTGTGGTTCATCTTGGCTTGCCCAACGAATAAGCAAGGGGTCAAAGTCAGTCGCAAGACCTGCATAAGGCTGGCAACCAAAGGCCAAAAGGTGCTTATCATTCTGGGAAACAAGCGTCTGCATTGCAATCGTCGGTACAGAATTAGCACCTGATAGATCAGACAAAAGAATGGCTCGGGTATTTAACGCCGTAGATGGTATGGTTAAAGACCCACGCTCCCAGTAATAAATAGGACCATTACGGATATTGGCAACCATATCGTTATCGAAGTTGCTTATCCACCAGTCACGTTGGAGCAATGAAATCGGCGTTGATCCAGACTCACCCCAGCCCCAGTTGCCACTGTATGGCCCAGCACCCCAACCGTAACCAAGTAGTGTAGAGGGGTAGCCTGGGTGAATCTGGCACTTGATGTCGATAGCTGTGCCGCCCTGCGAAGAAGCCGTAGTGTCGGCAGGGGTTGTTACTGTAATTGTAAAGTTGTCGTCGTCTACCCGAGTAACAACATGTTCGGTATTAATTTCTGAGTTGGGTATGTTGCCCGGATTGCCTGTTACTCCAGAAATCGTAACGTAATCACCAGACAAACACCCGTGCCCGACTACGGTAAAAGTAACAGTGGTTGAGGTATTTGTGGTGCTAATACAGTTGTCGGTGTCGGTTGAGGAAAGCGTTGTTCTTAAGGGTGTAACGTCGTAAAAGGCACCACCAGCCTCAATATAGAGCTTAACGTCTGTACCGACACCAAGAAAATTGTCTGAAAAAGTAGTAATCCAGTTCCAGACTTGACGGCAAACGCCTTTAAATGTGAAGGTCGTTGCTTTCTGCCAACCGCCTAATTTCTGAGGAAAACCAGAGAAAAACCGCACCTTGTCGCAGTCCCACCAACCACCCTCACCAGAGTAGTTTGTCTGATCGCGGTTGATTCCGGGTTTGAAATTAAGTTTGAGAAAAGGCATTAGGCTACAAGTCCAGGTAGATAAACGGTTTTACCATCTTTCTTTGTAGCAGTCAGAATCTGCTTTTTTAAATCATTGGGGTCGTAGCTAACGTGAACCCAGCCGGAATCGGGAATCCCAGGTGTATAAAATTCTAATATTAATTGGCGGAATTGGCAATTATCTGCTATCCACTGGGCAACCTCAGCATTAGCTACCCCAGGAATCTCGATGTCGGCGGCAAACCCCTTGCAATGGTCTGATGTCGGAGATCCACCCACCTTTGAATTAACCAGCGGATGCCTGTAGCCCGAGTTCACCTTGACCCCCATACCGTAGTAGTCACGCACCTTTTGGAGAACTTCTTCACACAGGACTTGCAGGTTGCCAATTTCTTTTTGAGAAGGCTCATTTGCCATACCGTAGCGCAAAGCCGTCTCAGATTTGGTCATTTCATGCAGAGTAAAGTTTTTGGTGAGGTTCACTTTTTCCCCATCATTTCTGTTTTTTGCCGGGAGCCTGAGCTTGATCCGAGCCAGAACTGATACACCGAAGCCGTTTCACGGGCCAGCACACCAAGAAGAAGCATCATGATGTCATCGCCCGTTAACTCAAAGTGTCCGGTTGCAGCGCCTAAAAGCAAGATAAAGAACCCGCCAACAGTCACCACACTTAAGGCCGCAGGTACCCACGAACCCGACTCCGTTAAAAGCTTTCTAGCCGAGGCACGGTCAGCGGCTTGCACTTCTTCGAGCTTAATATCAAGCTCTTTCATTTTCACTTTGAGGTCGATCTCGGCCTGCTTAATCGCAGCAATCTGCTCAGGCGTCATGGTGCCTGAAGTAAGTACCTCTTTAATACTGTCTTGCGTGGCGTTGGATAACCCAAGCGCTTTACCCACAGCCTCAACAGCCAGACCCCCCAAGGGGCCACCGATCAATGCCGCTGCTGTCGGCGCTAGTTTTGCAAGAAGCTCACCCATCACTGTCCACCCATACTAATAAGTTCGACCGCCATCCATAGAATCGAGATCACCCCAGCCGAGCCAGCAAGAATCAACCCACCTGTAAAGCAAGCCTCAAAGAAGGCCCGTCGGCGTATAAGCTGGTCTTGAATGGCCCTGATCCGTTGCTCACGAATCCTGCGCCGGATGTTATAAAACTCCCGCAGTCCGTCCATACCCAAGTGGCACAGACCGCCGTACAAAAACTCGTGCCGGATCTCAGCTTCCATCTCCCGCATCTTGACCTTGGCAGCGTAGGCATCGAAGGCTTGCTTGGTGTCGTTACTGAAGTCGAGCTTCTTAAATAACGGTGGTTTCTTAGGCTTGTCCGATACCTGCTCTAGTACATCAGCGGCTTGCGCCCACTTTGACAACTGACTCCATACGTCCTGAACCTCACGACCGACAGCAACCGCCTTCTTGATACCACCCCATACTGCTGAGATGGTTGCTAATGCAGTAATTGGGTCCATTCACCTTACTTATTCAAGAAAGGCCCACCCGGAGGTGTGAAGTTTGCTGTGTAACGGGCCACGCCCTTTGTGATACGGAGGTCGTCGATGAAGCCTTGGAAATTACCAGCAGCGCCATTTTCATAAGCGCCAATGGTTAATTGTGTAGTCTCAGAATTGTCGCTTGAAGTGCCGCTATCTTGAGAAACGCCATTTAAATAGATGGTAAAAGTATTACCTGATCTAACTGCGGCAACATGACTCCATGTATTTAATGAAACTGATCCAGCTTCTAAAAAATTTGATGATGGGTTTTCAGTTCTCCAAGCAAATCCAAGGGTTCCATTGTTAACATTAAAAATCCAAGAATTAAAACCTGCGGCCCCCCACATTGAAGCAATCGTAGAAAACGCTTTAGTTCCAGTTGGGTATACCCACGCTTCTATTGTGAAGTCACCTTTATTAAGGTCAATGTTTTGGGAATAAGGCCGCACCAAATAATCCCCAGTCCCATCAAACTTCATACTGCCCTGACCGTACTTGACCACCGAGGTATCAACCTGAGCATTGCCGACTGTTTCAAGATCGTTTTTAGCTGTGTTGTCGAATATGCCAGCGTTGGTGAAGTTTGCCAGTAAATAGGTATTAGAAACTGCTGTCAATGGTGCGGTAGGCACCGTAAGTGTTGTTAGAGTCGGATCGTAAACCGCTTCATTAACAATTCGAGCATCAGTTATATATCCATTTGGGGAGTAATTTGCGTAATAACAGCCTACAGAAATTACATTTAATGCCGCTGAAGTTGTTGCTGTGCTAATCCTATTACCATTTACAAAAGTAGCTACATTATTGGATGCATCACGCACCCAAACTAAATGACTCCACGCATTTTGAGTGACAGCAGTACCAGTAGCACCTATGACAACACCGACCATTGTTAAACCAATGCCACCACTATTAGTCACAATAAACTGAATGTTGTCTGCATTAACAGATGTAATGTTACTACCCGCAAAAACATTATGTGCGCCGCCAACATTTGGCCCACGATAAAACCAACACTCGCAAGTAAATGCGCCACTTGTTGTGTTTTTTGTAAATGTCAGATAATCCCCCGTACCATCTAGGTAGGCACTCCCGCCATTCACACTCGCAGAATAAGCCGCAGATGGCGCAAAGGGTGAGAAGGGTTGGATGCTGACTGCCGCATAAGGCGTAACAGTTCTGTTGCCTGACGCATCATAAAAACGATTGGCTTGTAGCGTAAGAAGTCCAGCCCCAGATGTTGTTGAAGGGACAGGTGGTGAGGCGTAATCCAATGAAGCAACAGAAGCACTTACTTTGACATTGCTCATGTAACCAATAAAAGCGTCCGTACCGCTTTGACCTGTATCGCCTATTCCAATACGAAGTGCCGCACCATTTGTACCGTAGGCAGAATAGGCAGATGTACCTACCTCAACACCGTTTTTATACAGTTTGATGTAGTTACTAGTTGGGTCAACAATGATGGCGATATGTTGCCATTCGTTAGTGACGATTGTTCCGCTTGGCGATGCCGTAATGATTGAACCAGCAGGATAGCCATACCAACCTAATGTCCCATCGCTATGAATGGACAAGCCAGCATAAATCACACCCTTGACAAAAATGTACATCCTACGAACTGCGCTTGTGGATGTGAGAAATTGCGTTGGATAAATCCAGCATTGAAATGTTGCGGCGGCATTTTGGTCAAACAAAGTCGTAGCGTCTGTTTCAATGTAACTTGTACTGCCACCAGAAAAATAACCAGACCACTCCCCATCCGCATTTGAGAACGGGCTAAATGTACCCTGCGTTGTGTTGCCGTTACGAGTGATTAAAAACTTGTTGGGGCTGGAGTCGATGAAGCCGACATTGCGTACTGCGTTACGGTACTGGCAGGTGAGCAGCTCTGTGTTTGCATCTGAGGTTGCTGGTGAGGTTGGGACTGAGATAGTCGAGTTATTTGCACCATAAACATCAGATGTCACTATTCGTACATCCGACATATAACCAAGCCCAACATACGAAGACGAATAACTGATGTATCCAATGTACGTTGAGCGAGTAGTTGGATAGCCCCATGTCGGAGTGCCGGTATTGGTTCCAACAGATACGCCATCAACCCAAACTCGCGTGGTGGTTCCGTTATTGCCAATCGCAACGTGGTGCCATGCGTTTAGTGCGATCCCAGACGTTGCCGTATTTATCTCAGCAAAACTACCAGCGCCGTTAGACCATTGGACATAAAACGTGGGGGAAGTGGAGTAAATCTGGAAAGCAACACCGTTCGTAGTATTAAAATTTGCCGCACCGCCACCCTGCGACAAAAACACACGGTCGCCCCAAGATGGCATATAAAACCAAAACTCAATCGTAAAGTTTGTCGAAACAACTGGATCGCCTGACAGAGCAAGGTAATCTCCATTCCCATCAAAATACCCCGACCCTGTTGTGGTGTCAGTCTCGGCAAAGGGGCTGAGTGATTTGACCTCGGGGTCGCCGTTTACTGTGATAGCAAAGTTGTTAGTGCTGTTGTCAACAAATCGGTTGGATTGGCAGGTGAGGAGTTCTGTGTCCGTAATTGCGGTAAGCGCAGATGTAGGTACTGTAATAGTTGTTTGTGTGGCATCGTAAGCAGAGGAGCCTATAAGAACTCTTGCGTTTGAAATGTAACCTTGAAGCTGTCTTGTCGCCTCAATTGCATACCATTGATTGCCTATGTAAACCACATCACCGCTAGAACCAACCGTAGCACTTGTCGATGCGGTTGATACTCTTGTCCCATTTACAAACATAGACAATGTTGATCCTGAACGACAAACAACAATATGTGTCCATGTGTTTATAGGGGCAAGTGCGGGTGATACTAAAGTTGGTGCCGCTCCAGTTGCATAGGCTATTTGAAAATATCCGCTTGCATTGATAACTAAGTCACAAGTGCTAGTTCCTGTACTACCAGCCTGTCCATAAGTAATTAATCCTTGAGCATAAGTATTAGTTTGTTTTAGAGGATAAACAAAACACTCATAAGAAAAATCATTTGCGCCTAACCCCTGAAAAGTAGACACCGCAGAAGGGATACTAAGCAGATCCCCACTCCCATCAAAATAGTTTGACCAGCTTGTGTTGTACGGGCTAAACGGTGTGCCGTAAGCATCGCCATTGACCGTGATGGGAAAGTCGTTGCTGGAGTTGTCCTCGAAACAAAGCTCTTGACCGCTGCCATCACCATGAAGCAGCAGGGTTGTCTGATTGAAATAGGGGTCAGACGTTAAAGGCCATTTCCCGGCTTTTTTATAAACAGCCGCTTGTTCAAGCGTCCAGATACCAGGAGCCGTGTACTCGGTAGGCTCGTCAGGTACTGCCTTAATAAAACCGCCAGGATAACGATCAGACATTACAGAACTCCAGTTGCAGATCCAGAATCAACGATAAGTGTCTCAGAAGCAGAGCCAGAATCAAGAGTAGTAACCGTGTCGGACGAACCAAGGTCCACTGTTAAAGTGTCCGAACTAGAAGCACTTTCAACCACAATCTCAGGCTCAGGTGCAGGCTCAGGCGGTGCTGGGGGTTCAGCGTAGGCAATTACATCCTCGGCCTTGGTTGCGCCAGGAGCTACAACATCAATCAGTTCGTCAAGCGTGGTGGTTGCCATAATCGCCGCTTCTTTAGCTGCACAGTCAGCAATTATTTCCGCACGTTCTTCTGCCACCTCATCGGGGATTGCTACATCACGCTCGGCCTTGCGAATCACCATCCAGTCGGTTGCGGCTAACTGCGAATTGGCAGCGGCCTTTTCTTGCTCAACAAATTGAGTGCGTAACTCCTCGGGGTTCTTCTCAACGCAGGTGTGGTTGATTGTGGGTATGCCGTTGACCAGCTTCGGCTCGTTGGCCTGGACCCAGTAAAACCGTTCATCCGGTCGGGGTTGGGTGTAAACAGGGGTAATACCGAGCTTGGCTTTGTCAGCAGAAGACATCCGCACCGTCCACTTGGCATTGTATGTCGTGCCGTTAAACGTGAATTCCTGGTGGGGCTGAATGATCTTTTCTATCTGACCGTTTTGTACGATTGCAAACATTTGTTACTCCTATCGTGCGAGAGCGTTCTTAAAGGGGTTTTCTGCGAAGGCGGCGTAGATGTAGGTTGAACCTGATACGTTAAGTTCTGCATTTGTACTGCGTAATTTAAAGCCATTAGAGGTGAAATCTACGGCTGAAGCAGTTTGCTCATTTAAAGTTAAATCTGGATATAGGTATTTATCTACAACATTGTATGTATTTCTAACCGCATCAAAAATTACCCATGACGAAGTAGTGTTTGTGCGCTTAAATAAAACCCAAGCAGGTCGCAGTCCCGTGTAAACAAACGGCCCATCCGCAGACCCGTTGCCTGTGTAGCTACCAAAGGCCGAGAAGCCGGGAACTTCTGCGAAGCAGTAGGCGATATAAGAATCACCACTCCTGTTGTTATCGTATGCTCCAGAAATTAAACCAAATACAGTAGAGTCAATTGCACTACCCCAATAACCAGAAATGGTTTGAACTGCGCCTGTTGTATTTAATGTAATTACCTTGTCAGTACCGCCCATTCCTTGATGCCATGTAGGCCAGCCAACTGCCGATGTTCGACTTTTACAAATTATCATAGCGGGTGTCGTTCCAAGCCCATGACCAACCGAAGATGTTGTACCCGTACCCGTATACGAAACAATACTAATACCCGCAGTCTGATTCGCTGAGACTGTGCTGGTTATTGTTCCGTCTGTGTTAGATGAGCCAGCACCGTTGGCTTTCCAGTTCCATGCGACAAGAGGTTGGCTATTGTCATTAACCGCATTATCAGAATCAACAGTAAAGCCGTCTGAGCCAAAGGCTGTTAAACGCCCCGTCAATTCTGCGCTAGTAGAGGAAGTAAATAATGGTTTTCCAGCACCTCTAACAGCATCAAATACATTAGTCGCTGTGTTGGCTGTACCAGTAGTACGCTTCTTGATCCATACCAAATCAGGCTGAAACCCTACACCCGTGATTGATTGCGTAGACCCATTACCCGTATACAACACCGTGTTGAAGTAATCATCGCCCTGCAACACCGCTGGCTCTGGTAGGTTCGTTGTGACAAGTGCTTTGAAACCTGATGGGGCTGTGTAGGCGAAGGGGCGTTGTCCGAAGTTAAGAGTTCCAGCGGCACTCGACAAGCCTACTACACAAGGAACCGCAGTTCCACTAATCCCGCTAAACGCTTGCCCTTGGCTAGATCCATTTTTATAAAAAGTAATTGTTCCTGCATCCATATCCAGAGCAACACCAATGACATCATTAGCAGTAAAGGACGCTCCGTAAGCAGAAAGAGTAGAGTTTGTATATTTTTGCCCATTTATTAAATACATATAGCCAGAAGCAGTATCACCCGACTGACTGGTAGGTGCCAGAGCTAAATCTGTATTAACACCAACCCCGGGATAATATGTTCCTCCAGTTGTAGACACGAGCATTTCAAAATACCACTTGCCAGAAGAAACTCCCATAGTGGCAAAGGTTGTCTGTGAGCCTGTCGGTGCGCTGATACAAGTAAATTGAAGGTTGCCGTTAGCTAATGCGGCCCCAGAACCAGTAGCTTGTCTTAAAGGATTCAGCGTACAGTAATTCCCTCTTACCTCACCACCCGCACCTGTGTCTGTTCCATAAGGCGTTGGCGTGTCCACAAGAGAATCGTTATCAGCACCCGCAGTTACAGAGAAGTTGTTCGGTGTCCACTGTTTATAATTAATGTCGCTCTTGTCATAAGCAAAAGGTGCATCAGGTACCGTGAAGTTGCCCGTGTATCGAGCGTAACCTTTGGTGATGCGGAGGTCTTCGATGTAGCCAATAAAAGGATTTGCCGCAGCAACCCCACTACCGCCTATTGTGAGTATGTCTGGGCTTATTAAGCTAGTTGTGTCGGCAGCACTACCATCTAAAACCCCATTGATGAATAATCGTGATGTTCCGCTTGCCCGACAGACTGCGATATGCGTCCATGTGTTTTGAGCAATAGCGGTTGTGCTAGAAACAACTGTTGCGCTGTAATACAAAGACAACACGCCAGTAGAATTAACTAAGTAAATGTAAGGAACTGCCACATTACCTGTATTTGCTCTACCAAAAATTGTTTTTTGTGTTGTGGCTCCAGTTGTCGTGTAGATCCAGCACTCGTAAGTGTAATCTCCCGTTCCAAATGTGAAGATGCCACCTGTTTCCTTCATGGTTAAAACATCCCCAGTCCCGTCAAACGCTATGGACGAACCCCATTTGGTTACGCTGGTCGAAACCTGAGCATTGCCCACCGTCTCAAGATCATTAGCGCCCGTGGCATCAACAATCCCGGCGTTGGTGAAGTTGAGAAGAAGCTCCGTGGTGCCCGAAGGTACGGCGTTTGTTGGAGGTGCGGTAGGTGGAGTAAAAGCAGAGGTATAAACAGCAGCCCCATTTACAACACGCAAGCCAGCAAGCCATCCCAACAAATAACGTGACGCAGAAACATAATATCCAATGTATGAGGTTGTTGGCGTTAGGCTAATGTCAGTTGAGTAAGCCGCAGATGTAATCTGAACGCCATTAATATACAAATACAAAGTTCCGCTATTTCTAACTAATGCAAAGTGTGTCCATTGGTCTTTGAGGTAGCTGGTAAGACTTGCAGATAACAAGTTAGTCGAATCAATTACGCTTTGAAAATATAAAGTACCGCCAGTAACAACAATACCCCAACCACCAGATCCAGTGTGAATGATTCCGTATTCTGTGTCAGTAGTGTTTTGCCACCATTCGATTGTGAAGTCGTTTGTGCCAAAGCTGAATGGAGCATTTGTTGCTAGGCTAAGATAATCAGTCGTCCCATCAAAATACCCACTACCACCATTGACCGTTGGGCTGTAATCGGCTGTCGGGGTGAAAGGGTTGAAGGGTGTGACTTTAGGATTACCAACTACAGTAAGGGCAAGTGTGTTGCTAGAGTTGTCTACAAAACGGTTGGATTGGCAGGTTAGTATTTCAACTTCAGATGATGTTGCACCCTGAGAAGTGGTTGTAAGTGGTTCTGTGCTTGGCGTAAATGCGGTTGTATAAAGTGCGGTTCCTTTGGTAATACGCAAATTGGACAGGTAACCATTTAGCTCATAACCGTTAACTGCCCGACCAATTGTAAAGTTTGGTGCAACAAGTGTCTCCGCATCGACACCACCGCCAACATTTACGCCATCTTGATACAAGACGACAACGCCACTACTTCTAACTACTGCTAGGTGATGCCATTGACCGACAGTCAGATTGGTTGATGAGTTATATGTTTTGAAATTTGGGGCAGAACCGTTTGCGCCATTTTGCCATTGCCATTGCTGTGTTGTGTTGTTTATCCTTAAAAACCATGCACCAGCGGTAGTGGCATTATTATATGTTGCGACAAATGTACCGTAGGTCGTAAAAGCACTTATATTGGCCCAAAATTCGATGGTGTAGTCTCCTGCACCTAACGCAAGATCGGTTAATGGGCTTGCCGTTAATTGGTTACCTGTCCCATCAAAATAATTACTCCACTCCCCATCTGCAACAGCGAACGGGCTGAACCGGCCTTGGGTTGTATTGCCGTTGCGGGTAACCGTAAAGGTGTTGTCGGAGGAGTCAAGGAATGTGTTGTTCTGTGCTGCATTGGTCCCGTTGGTGTTCAACAAGAGCGTGGTATTAGGCCATGCTTGGTCTGTCGTGTAAGGAATACCGTTTAAACCAAGGTTAATAGCCGCTGAGTTGTCGTTGAATGGCAGATAAAAGCCATTCTGTCCGTATGTTCCAGCGTAGGCTATAGGTGTCCATACACCTGTGCTGGCGTTTGTGTAACCGAAACTGGATGGGGTAAGGGCTTGACCGTCTACGAAATGGACTTCTGCCATCAGGCCGTTAAAGTACTCAACAAACCCCTGGATTGCGCCTATGGCATGGGGAGATGCTCGGTTAACTGCTAACTCCGAATTTTGAGCAATAGATGCACGATTATCAGTTCCCCACGCAGTTACCTCTGCTCCGTTTATATATATTTTTAATCTGTCTGAAGCACTAGCCTGAGTTGTATCAAGAACACACATGATGTGATACCACCCAGAAACATCCCTGTATATTGGCGTTGATATTAATGGATAATATGAATATAAAACTACGCCAATTTCATTGCCAGACATAAAGCGAAATGAGAAGTAACTGGTATCGTCATTAGCTGGAACTTGAGCATGGAAAAGTTGTTGAGATCCCCCTAAACTACCCCGCTTTACCCACCCACTCCATGTCCAAGTCTTGCGATTACCCGCACTCGGTGGTGTACGAGACAGATAAGCAGAGTCAGCAGAGTTGAACCGCAAAGAACGCTGAATAAGTTGAGCAGGTAAAGGCCATACACCTTGACCCTGATACCCAGCCTGCTGCTCCAACGTCCAAATGCCGTCAGCTTCGCTTGTGTTTACAGTAGGCTCATCTGCGGTAATAAAACCGCCAGGGTAACGGTTGCTCATCAGTCAATCCTTACGAAATCTGTTCCCAACTTGCGGTAACAACTAAGTCACCAGCCGTACCCGCCGTGGCACCAATCGACTGGTCTTCAAGCAAGTAGAACGAGGTGCTTTTATCAACCACAATCAGCGACGCATCCGCAGGGACAGCAATCGTAGAGGCCAAGGCATACGCTGTTCCACCCAGATCATCCTGGCTGTAAACATTAATCGTAATATCCGCAGCCGAAGTGCCATCAACATTGGCAACGACAATGGAGTTGATTTTTAAGACCGTACCGCTTCCAGCCGCATTATTCACAATCGAAGTTGCGCTGGTCGTCGATAACGAGGTTGATGAGGTATTGCCATAAATCGTGGCAACATTAACGATATTTGGGTTTGCCATTTCTTACTCCTTATCCGAAGACTATTGCCATGGCAATGGCTTTGCCTGTTGAAATACCACTGCTGGTGACAAATGATAAATTACCAGCGCCGTCCGTTTGAATAACTTGCCCGGTTGATCCGTCTGCGTCAGGCAGAACAAATGTCGTTGAGGTTGCTACAGATGCCGGAGCCTGGAGGCCAATGTAGTTTGTTCCATTGTCCGTATCTTCGTAGAGCTTTAGGTCTGCCGCAGCAGCCGCTGTGCCTGAGACGTTGACAGAACCAACCGCACCCACCGTACCAGCAAATGTGGCGTTCCCAGAATCATCCAACGTGCTTGTGGAGTTTTGGATAATCTTGCCTGTCGTCCCATCAAACCGGGTAAAGCCGTTATCTGTTGAAGAGCCAGGGCCAGCAACGTCGCCTGATGCAGTACTAATTGCCACACCGCCAACCGTGGCACCAGAAGGCAGGTTTGTAACCGTGTTAACGACGTTTGTGCCATCAACGTATAAGAACATACGTGCGCCGTTGGGAACCGTAACCCCAGTACCGGCTGATGTTTTAACTGTAATGCTTTGGCTACCCGTTGTTGCGTTGATTACCAGATAAGGCTTCTCAATTGTTGGGACAATCAGGTTTCTGGTCGCTGTTAAGGATACCGAAGAAGTAACATTAAGAACTAAGTTACGAGCGACCTGGGTAGTATTAGCATCTGTCAGGCTGATCGTGAGGTCAGCATCAGACGTAAAATCGGGGTTCCCGTAACCGACAATCGCTTCTTCAAGCGCAGTCCCAAGGTTAGTATTGGTTGTTACGCCCCAAGTACCCGACTGTTCGCCAGTAGCAATCAGCTCGATTTTTAGATTACTTGAATATGTGCTTGCCATTTTGATTCCTTTATGCCGCTATATCCATCCAATTTGGATCTTGTGATGTTTCTACATCCGTCCATTCGTCAGAAACATCCGAAATTTCTTGCCAGTCTGCGTTTTGATCGTCCACTACCCTAGTCCAAATCGTTAAAATTACTGGTCCAATCTGCCCGGTACCCTGTACCCCTTCAACAACCTTACTGTCACTAATTTTAACTGATACAGTCCCAACACGACAGATACTGCTTACACCTGTGGGTACAACTACACGACTAAATGCTAGTGTGACATTGCCAATACCACTTGTTGCAGAAAGGCCAGATACAGTAATTGACCGGTCGTAAGACGGAACCGCAGTTCCAACAGCTCCTACCCCCTCAACCCCATCAAGAACAATGAGGCTGTCAATCTGGAATCCAACCGTTCCAATAGCACCAGTAGCTTCAACTCCGCTGGCAACTACAGCAACTTGCAGACTTACATCACCAACTGCGCCTGTACCTTCAACTCCCGTCGGCGTTTTTAGAACAAAAGGTGTGATATTGCTCACACTTCCTGTCGCCGTTACGCCAGTCGGTACAACCTCTGCAACTAGCGCTACATCCCCTACAGAACCTGTCGCTCCAACCCCCGTTACCTGAACACTGTCGGCAACCGAAATTGCAACCGTTCCTACTGCACCGGTGCCCTGTACCCCGTTTGGTATAGCAATATCGTCAACAAAGACAATAAAACCGCCAATCAGGTTAGTACCCGAAACACCGGTGGGTACTACTGTTACTACATAATTCTCAGGAGCAGCTACCGCTCCTGTACCGCCAACCCCTGTTACATTGACAAGGGTGACCTCCTGACCCCAAGTTCCTGAACCCCAAGTCTCTCGGCCCCAGCCGACATTCTCAAAGTCCTCGCCCCAGCCGCCAAGACCGTATGGTGGTTCACCCCAGCCAACGTAAGTGACAGCCACATTTGAGTCCTATCCGTTAAGCAATACGAATAATTGCGGTTGCCGCAGCCGCCGCAGGAAACTGAATCTGGAAAGTACCCGAACTAACCTGCTGGTCGCCACCAAAACTAAGGACAGCAACTGCTTCGTTAGAAGCCGAATCGTTATAAATTAAGCCGCCGCAGGTCGTAAACGTCGCAGAAGTCCAGCTCGTATCCGCAAAGTCGCAAACCGCCGTGGTGCCATCTGCCACAGGTGTCACGGAAGAAAGCGTGTTTCCAGCCGTGGTGTAGCCACTGCCATTGGGCAGCTCATCGCTGTTACCTGTAACGTCAGAATAGTTGGTTGTTGCAGCGCCATAGGTGCCTGTTCCCGCAGCCGTAGCCTTAAGAAGAGCAAGTTTGAACGTGCTACCACCCGGATTGCTGAAGTTGTGAGTAGCTTTAAGAACTTCAACCTTGAAACTTGTCGGCATTGCCGTCGTGATAGAAATTGCCATTTTAAATCTCCAAAAGTTTTATGAGTTCAGGATGCCCTGCC